ACATTGGGAAGAAAATAAAATTCTTGTCCTCCGACAAGGGGCATTTCAATATATGTATAATAGGGAATGAGATCAGTTTCTATCTGTTTGAAATCTAGCAATGCATTTAATAGCATTAAACCATCATTCAGTTGATCGCCAGTAACAACTTGTAAATTTCTGGCAATAATGCCAGACAAATACCAAGAGCGCGTTATCAATGTCTGAGCTAAGTAAGCCATAATAACACGCTCCTTATGCTATTAAATTAAACTAAAGCAGGATAAGCACTATTTGAAACACCAGCCCATGAAGCAACAGAAACACTTACAGAATCTGAAGCTGATGTGACTAAATAATCTATCTCTGGTTTAGAAGAACCAACACCAGCAATCACTTGGATATACTGAGTTTGTGCAATACCAGCAGTAACACCGGTAATGGTTGGCAGATTTGCTGTAGCAGTAGAACCAGTTGGTCTGAACTGTACAACATCTCCCGCAGCAGCAGGTGTAAATACAACAAGCAGTGATACAATAACATTGGGTAATGTCGTTGTAGGAATAGCGCTATTTGTTGTTAAATCAATTGCTGTGAAGCTAGTTGCATTTCCACCACTTAATACAGAAATAGCAGGGGAATCAAAATATTGAAGCAATCCACCCATATTCTGTGGTTTATGAGTTGCATAAACAAAGTGTGAGGAACCATCAGTTTCAATAAATCCAATTAATCTAAATGAATCATAGCCAGTAGGCATGATAGGGCCAGCATTACTTGTCAAACTTAACACAGCAGCAGTGTTATTATATTGACGAGAATCGCCAATTAAATAAATTGCATATTGTGTGCTTGCGGCAATAGTACCCGTATCTAATCCATTTACACCATTCACAGCAGAATTGATTAACAATCCTGGTTGATAGTTTTGAAATTGTACGGCAGGATTATCAATCCCAAAAAGATTTTGTAATCCTACCACCATATCAATAATATTGTTTGAATCACGTGCAGCCCCTGGCGCTACAGCCAATAGTGTCGTAGACGCTGGTGATATACTTAAGCCTTGAAGATATAAATGAGGCAAAGCATAAATAGGGCTATTTTGTATCTGGGTTCCACTTAACATAGTAGTATCCTCTCTAAATTCCTAACCTTAATTAATTAGCCGCTTTATTTATTAAAACGGCTGTATCCTTTATTAACCTTGTGAAAGTGGTACTAATAAACGCATTGAATATTCAGGCACAATGACTGAGCCGTGAACTTCATCGTAAATCATACCGGTTTGGTTTTGTCCGAAAACAGAACCATAAGTTAAACGTAATGAACATCCAGTATCTGGGTCATATTCATTAGCAGTATCATATGGGCTTTGTTCTGGTAATTGAGGCATTGCAATATACAATGCTTCACCACCTAATAACCCACCACATCGATGAGATGGGAAAGTTAATAGTTGCATACCAGCAACAATCGGATTATTAAGGTTTTGACTAGCCCCACCTGCCCAATTAAGCGCTGGCGCAAAACTAATCGTGACATTTCCTGAAGAATTAGCACCTGCATTAGCTGTTGCTACAACTTGCACAGGGTTCGCAGAAACTGAGTGTCCTATGAAAATTAAATAACGCATATTCGGCTGTCCAGAGACGCCATCTTTGAACTGGAACATGTCACCTTGGAAAACCGCACTTGCATCACTTCCAGTAGCGCCACTTACCGTAATTTGTGTGACATTCTGACCGGTTGGGTCATTGACACTCACTACAGTTAAAGTTTGTGCATTAACACCAGTATTACCAGAGACATGAATAGGCATTAAGTTTGATTGATAGTAACGAACAAGAGGACTACCGAAATCACCTACTTCCCAAGACATAGCTATTTCATCGTTTCGATGTGGAACGAATTGATTTAATCCATTTCCAACAATTGCAGGGATGATAGTATCTGGTAAATAGAATTTCATACCTTCAGGAACAGAGCCATAATTCTTAAATAACATTACAGCTTGAGCTAATTGTTGATATGAACTGATAGCAGTGGAACCGTCACCAAAAAAGCGGTACGGGCCTGAAAAAGTATTAGTTAATCCGGTAAGCTGCGATTGAACAGCAGACGCCCAATTCAATGCAATATTCTTTTCAACTAAGTTTGATAATTCAGCAATAGCCGATTTACCAAAAACGCGATTGTAATCTTCTTCGCCTTTTTCTAAGTTGAAAATTCTTTGTTGTGCAGTTACTGAAAACGATGTGTTGTTTGATTGATCTGCAACAAGTTGCAATACACGTTGCACTGCCGGTTCCCATGATGCAACTAAACCTGCGGTTGTAGTGAATCGTGGTGGCAAATCAAACGTAACTGTACTACCAAGATTAGCCTGAATTTTGTCAAAGTCTTTGAAGCGTGTATTTGCCGTCGAAATATGACAGCAAAGGTTTAACAACAATCCTAAACCTGACCTTTGATAAGTTTGGACTTGTTGTAAAATATTTTGCGGGAAAACTGCCATGTTAAGTTACCTCACATTATTCCATTAATGTTCAGATAACTTGTGTTTGAGTTTGTTAGACTCGGTACTTAGACCTATAGTCTTTTACACCCATCACACCGTTATCCGTTCCAGTGTTTGAAGGACGCAATTGACTCAATGGTTCATTAGGAATTTTGTACCTACTAGCAGATTCGTTGTCTTTAATAGCTTTAGACATACGTTTCGCTTGTGCGATGGCGTCATGTGGTGATCGTTCAGCAAGTTGTTCCAATTGAACCAACTTAAAACGATCTCTTCCCAATTCGTAGAGAATATCGTGTGCATTGTCTACGTAATCAGCAAGTATCGATACCACATTGGTGAATTTTGAATAATCAATATCACCAACCATTGCTTCATAGTCTTGATACTTATCTTTACCGAGCATTGCTTTTTCACGAAAGGTATTTAGCACTCTTTGCGCTTGTTCCATGTTGTATTTTTGCTGAGCGTCTTTAGCTATCTCAGAATTCATACGTTGGAACTCTTCAGCGGCTAGTTTTCTGACATGCTCTTCAGGCAATGCATTAGCAGGAGGAGTCGGGTAAGCCTGTTGCTCGCCATATTTCTGTTGTGCATAAGCTGGTTGCTGCGTAGAAATACGTTTATAGTCTTCTACGGCTCCATACTTTGCCTTTTTAACAATGTCATTAACTTCAGACTGCTTAAAAACTCTTTCATTTAAAACTCTGTCATCAGAGGATGCCTGTGATTCAGGCGCCGGTGATGACGGTGCCGGTGGTAAAGATTGATTATCTTGACCAGGGCTAATTCCTTCAGCCATTTCTGTCATACGCTTTCCTTAGCTATTAAACCCCGCAACGGTGATGCCCCAATTTACGCATGGGTCTCGGGTTATTTCCCCACCACGGTAGAACCCCAAGTAACGCATGGGTCTCGATGCTTAAGGCAACATCATGTCTTTTTAAGCATAAACACAATATATAGTAGTTTTTTTATAATGTCAATACTATATATTGTGTTTTTAAAATAAGGAGGAAAACCTAATTTTTGACTTAAATAGGTTTTTCCCCTTAAATCGAAAAATATTAAAGCCAAGTTTCCCTCTTAAAAAAACTAATAACTTGGTTTTACAAAGGCGGATAGTGTTCCTAGTTTAAGTACATTATCCGTTCGGAGATTTTTTGATCTATTTTATAGAATCTGAAGATAATTTATGTTATTATGCGGCAGAAATATATAAAATTAGCTATTCATGCCGCTAACATAATAGGAGAAAAAATGAAATCACCAAACAACAATGAAACAATGATTAATTATGACCATGGCACTCGAATCGCAAGATTAGAGACTACTAATGAAAATATTATAAAATCATTAGATAGAATAGAAAATAGATTAGATAAAATAGAAAATAATATTTCATCATTAAAAAAAGAAGTTAATGACGATTTTAAATGGACAATAAAAACCATGATTGGCTTTGCTATTCTATTGTGTGGAATTATGGCACATGGCTTTCATTGGTTTTAGGTAAGTCAATGGAAAAATATGAATATAATAACTTTCAAAACGAAATAAAAAGATTAGAAAGAAAAATAGAAACCTTAGAAAATAGACAATATCAATTACTATTCATTATGGGTTTTATTTACTTGTTAATGATAATTATTCATTGAAAATATTTTAATGAATATAAAAATAAT